CTAAAGCACTCCAAGCTGTAAATGTTGTATTTGGCTTCCTGAGTGATGGTTTTAAAGGTATTAATATTGGCATCAATTTAATTATTGGTGCTGCTTATGATGCTGCGGCGGCATTCAGCTATTGGAAATCTAAAATCACTTTTGGAGACACATCGGCACAAGCTGTAAAAGATTTTGAAGTAATGTCTGCGAAAGCGCAGGAATATTATGAAAAATCATCTAATGCGGCGATGGAGTTTAAATCTGCTGGTGTTGAAGCGATCCGTCAGATTGGATTGACTCAAGATGAGAAAAACGCCGAACGTGTTGCCAATAATGCAAAGACACTTGCAGATCTAAAGGCACAAGAAGCTCAACACGTTACAGACTATAAAGCCATTAGTGATGAAAGAATCAAATTGCAACAACAGTTGGTTGATGCTCGTAAAGCGGGTGATCAATCTGCTATTGATGCAGCATTGGCAGGATTGGCTGAGGTTGATAAGCAAGAAAAAGCTTATCAGGCTGAAAGTAAGAAAATCAGTGATGAGAAAATAAAGGCTGCACAAGACTTGGTGAATGCTCAAATCGAAGCAGCAACCAAAGGCGGTGTGGCTTTAAGTGATACTGCCAAGAAAACTATTGAAGCTAGTGTGGCAGCTCAAGGTCTAGCGGTTGAGTTTGATAAAACTGGCAAGGCGATTGTTAAAGCGATTGAGCAAGAGGCAGGTAGTGCAGTTGTAAGCTTAGATACAAGATTAGCACAGGCTCGCAAGGGTGCTGCTGACCTTGGGCTTGATCTTGATGTTGCATTAAACAAAGTATCTGAGGGGTTTGCAAAAAAATCTACATCGCTTAATGACTTTACCAATAATCTTGAGTTGATGGGGGTTAAAGGAAAGCAAGCTGCTGATGTTACCTATGAAGCTTGGGTGAAGTTGTTAGAAACGGCTAAATCACAGGCTGAGATTGATGCTGCGAAAGCCAAGCTTAAAGAGTTTGAGTCTCAGGGCGTATTTTCAACAAGACAAGTTGAAAATGGCATGTTGGCTTTGGATATTCAAACTGGAAAAGTCAAAGAGACAACGGACGAAGTAACAGAAGCGTTTAAGCGACTCGGTATTCAGACTAAGGAACAACTCGCATTACAAGCTAAGCAAGCATTGATGGATTTTGAAATGGTTCGCAATAGTGGTCAGGCAACACAAGCTGATTTACAAAAGGCTTATCAAAAAACTATAGATGCCGCTTATGCAAGCGGTGATGCTGCACGTATTTCTGCTGCAAATTCAAAAGCAGCATCATTGGGCTTGCAGGTTCAGGTTGATGAAACTGGCAAGGCATCTGTCAAATCCATGAATGATTTATCTGACTCTGTTGAAAATGTTGGACGTACTGCTCGTGGCTCTGCTGCTGATGGTTTCCGTGAATTAGGGCGAGTTGCCAGAGAAGAAGCAAAAACCAGTCTGGAAGAGTGGGAAGATGCTATGGCGAAGATTAGTGCAGAACGCAAAGCGCAATCAGCATCGAATTCTAAAGGGTTATCTGAATTGCAAGGCGGCATTGATCAAATGGCTAATGATTACTACAAGCGACTTGTTGCTGCTGGTATGAATGAAAGTCAGGCGAGAGATAAAGCTGATAAAGCGAAATATAGTTTGGCTGTTGAAACCACTAATTCGCTGAAAGGTGGAACCACACTGGGATTGAATACGACCAAGCAAGAAATGGAGAAAACATTAGCATACTGGGAAAATAAAAATTCTAGTAATGCTGGCGGTGGATCTATTTCAATAGGCGGAAATTCTAAAGCACCAGCAATCTCAGCACCCAATATTTCCACACCAACACCTAACATCACGAGTTCATCCGACCCTAAAAATGTACGTCTTGAAATTGCAATTGGTAATTCAAGCACCGAACTTTATGGGACTCAAGATCAGGTCAATGCAACCGAAGCACTATTTAGAGAGCTTGAGCAAGCTAAAAAGGCAATGTAATGAGACTACAACGCAATGCAACCAATGAAACCGTTCCGCTTGAGAACGGTTTTTTATGGTCGGATGAATTTGACTGGAAGCCGATCGAACAGAATCAAGAGCGTGCAATTGATGGCACATTGATTATTCAAGAGGGTAAAAAGAAGTCAGGGCGACCAATAACATTATCAGGTAGTGATGGACAAGGTTGGGTAAAGCGCTCTGAACTATCAATCATTAAGGATTGGTCGGCACTGCAAGATGAGCAATTCACACTCATTTTTGAATATCCACATGACACTCGTCAATTCAATGTGATTTTCAATCATGCTGAGGGTGCGATTAATGCCAAGCCTGTGATGGGATTTCCCACTGTGTCCGATGGTGACTATTACGAAGTCACATTGAAATTTTTAGAGGTCTAAGATGCCGATTGAAACCAATAATCTAGTTTTATATAAATCTGAGCGTTTGACAGATACGTCTGATGGCGGCGGTAAATATAGCGGTCAAGTTGTCATTGATGGGGAAAGCAATAATCTTTTTCCCGATGTATCAGAGTTAGACCGCACTATGGGACGTGTATCACTGCGTAAAATCTTTGCCGCTGTAAATAACGATGATACTGAAAGCTTGATGGGTTCAACGGTATTCATTTCAAAGAACCCAGATGATCCGAACGTTTCAGCACTTTTATTTAGTACACGCTCCCATACTGATACCCGTGATTCTGCTCAAAATCGTGTTGAAAACTATCTAGCAAAAGGGGCGGTTGCTGTAGGCTCATTGCTTGATACCGCATATTCAGGCATGAAGTCGTTTCAGGTGGCGATGGGTAAGAATGAAACTGAGAATAATATTGGCGATACGATTGTACTTGTGGTGGATGAGGGGACAGTCAACGAGTTTGCTCAGTATGTGCGTATCACTAGCGTTGAAACACGTATAGCAACTCTGCGTGCGAACAATACTGATATTGAATATAAGGTTGCAACTTATTCATTCCAAGACCCATTATCCCATGATTTTGTTGGCGTTACCGCATCTCAGTGGAACAACAATGTCAAGCCAGCCACCACGTTGCGCGATTCAATTGTGGCTGATGCAGGGGTCTATAACGCAAGTGTCGAATTGGTGGATGATGTTGCTGTGGGTAGCTTTACTGTGCAAGCCAAATCCATGTTTGCTCAGTTGATCCCCTCATCGCAGACTGAAACGCCATTGCTTGATCTAAATGCAGTCAGTGAAAATCCTGCATTGGTGGCTGGTAATAGCGGAACAATCACAGCGCAATTTACAACAAACGTAAATACATCGCAGAGCTTGTACATCGGTTCAAGTGTGATGCCTGCAAGTGTTTCATTTACGCTTTTTGGTCAGGAGATTGTTGATAGTGGCGGTACATTAAGAACAGCGAGCGGTACGCAAGTTGGTACGATTGACTATCAAACTGGCCGTATTGTGTGGACCAATGCAATTGGGTCGGGCAATGCAACTATCAGTATCACATTTACGCCTGCATCAGCACCCGTACAGCCTTTTGAATCATATGCTTTACCTGTTACAGCTAATAATCAAGGCACAAACTGGACTGGTGTTTTAGTTCCAATTCCTGCACCTGGTGCATTAAGTGTGTCTTTCATGGCACAGGGTAAATTCTATGTGCTTAAAGACAATGGAACAGGGCGATTGGTTGGTGCAAATGAGTCAGTGGGCAGTGGCTCAATTAATTATCAGACAGGTACATGGTTATTAACGACAGGGGCTTTGCCTGATGTTGGAACGCCAATTCTCTTGCAATGGGGCAGTCCGATTGCTACTTTTGCCCGTGCTGATTTGTCTGTTTTGCCAGCAGCAATTGAGTTTGATTTAGAGCAAGTTGCAATTGCTGCGAGTTCAGTGACGGTGACATGGCTGCTTGAAGGTGTTTCTAAAACTGCTTCCAGTAACGCACAAGGCCAGTTCACAGGCGATGCCACTGGCAGCATTAATTATGCAACTGGTGTGGGTAAATTAATTCCGAATAAGTTGCCGCAGAAAAACACCGCATTTAATTTTGTCTTTAATTTCGGCGATCCAAAAACACAGACAGTATCAGCGGTCACACCTGATTTAAGTCAGAAGCTTACATTCAATATTGGAACAGGGTCAGCGATTCAACCGAATAGTGTAGAGCTGCAAATACCTGTATCTAGTGGTGTAGGTTCAATGGTCTTTCAAACGGTTACCTTGTTTGATGTGCCGCTTAATTCAACCATAGGAAATCTGGTTGATCGATTGGGTAATATTCAAGGCACGATTACTTATGCTACGGGTGCTGTTGAAGTCACACCAATTATAAATGTCACCAGTTGGCAAACCATTTATTCACCGCAAACTTATTATGTGAGCGCTTAATATGTCAGAAGCATTAATGTTGCCGCAGAGTAGCGCGGTTCAATTGGTAGCGGCACAGTTAAAAGCATTTTCTAATGTTGATGTACAGGTGAAGTATCGCGATACATCAGGTACAAATGCTGGAACAAAACAAGTCACTGTTTCAAAGCTTAGCTTTGATCTAACACAGGGTTTTAATGAGCAAATCTTATCGGGTTCGGTTCGTTTTAAAGCTGGATCTGATACGTTTATTGACCGAAATGGTTTGATCTATCGAAACGTAGATGCAGCAACAGGTAGTGGAACCCAAAGTGGTACCATTCAATATGGCACAGGAATTATTGATGTTGATAGCTGGACACCGAGTGTTGATAACAGTTTGACGTTGCAGTCTTTAACCACAACAACGGACATGCCACCGATTCAGCATGTCAGTTTTCGCACACCAACAATTCCGATTCGACCTGGTTCTTTGACTGTGGTTGCAGCAGCGCTTGCAGGCGGTCAACTCACATTGACAGCCGACAATGCGGGAGTCATTGAAACAGCACAAGCACATGGTTTGATTAACTACGATACGGGCTTTGTTGATATTTATTTCTATACCAAGACTGAAATCACAAGTGGAAATCGACCATCTATTGAGGCTGAGGACTGGTACTTGCCAGAACTTGAATACGTTGAAGCGAGTAAAACCTACATCAATGTACCGTACTGGATTGATGCAACCAGTGTTCGTTATAACGCCGTGGCTTATACTTATATTCCACTTGATTCAGACATTTTAGGCTTGTCTGCAACTCGTTTGCCGCCCGATGGACGAGTGCCTATTTTCCGAGTCGGTGACATTGGTGTGATTGCATCATCTAAGTTGCAAGCACTACCAAGCCATGTAGCTGGGCAAACTTATGATCTGAATGATCAGCGAATTTCTTGGTGTGAACTTGAAGATGCTAATGGTGTGAAAGTGCCATTCGATATGTATGTTGTGGACTATGACTTCGGCAAAGTGACTTTAAGCGGCGACTTTGCTTTGAATGCATTGGTTGCCCCAATTTCCGCAGCATATCGTTATCAAGATATTGGCTTAATTAATGACGTTCAAATCAATGGTCAAGTGACTTTCACAAAACCAGTGACTCACAACTATGATGCTGATAACTCAATTGTTGGATCGGTTGTGGTGGTGGGTGATATGTTTAGTCGTTATACATCCAAGTTTGTACAAGGTACATGGAACAGCACATGGGGAGATGAACCAAGCGGCGCAGCCATTACGCCAAATTACAATGATGCGCTTTACCCAATTGCAGTGACGAACAAAGGGGCTATTCAAGAACGTTGGGCGATTGTATTTACTGATATTTCAACTTTTAGAATCATCGGTGAAGTGTCTGGTCAGATCGGCACAGGCACAACTACAAATGATTGTGCGCCAATCAATCCTGTTACATCTGAACCTTATTTCACATTGAAAAAAGAGGGTTGGGGCACAGGCTGGGTATCTGGCAACGTTCTACGCTTTAATACCATCGCCGCAATGTATCCGATCTGGTGTATTCGTACAGTGAAGCAATCAGAACCAACAGTTTTAAGTGATAACTTCCAGATCATGTATCGCGGTGATATTGATCGAGATATTTAAAAAATTAACCCAATGGGCTGCATGTGCAGCCTTTTTTATTGAGTAAATAATCATGGCGACAGATGTAGGTGTTCAATACTTTAGCCACTTAAATGGCTTAACTCTGAGTAATAACTGGGGTGATTTAATTCGCTTGCTTGATAAGGCATTAGTGACAGGCATTGATTTTACCTCGATCACAGCAGCATCAATTGATGCACAAGGTGACGTGCATATCACACTATATGCAGCGCATAATGCGATGCTATTTCAAGTGGTAGAACTAACAGGTTTTGCGCCTGCATCACTTAATCAAAAATACCGAATCAAAGGTGTACCAAGTACAACCGAGTTAATTCTAAAACCACATACTACAATTGCAGAAACAAGCATCACAACAATTGGCGCAGGAAAACTAGCATCACTGGGCTATGACATTATTTTCCGTGATGCAAACGATGTGAAGCGTGTTTATCGTGCTAAAAACCCAACTGCGCAGCATCCGTTTATTCGGGTGGATGAAAGCTTAACAAGCCCAGATGGCAAAACAGGCGTATATACATCGACTTATGCCAAATATGCTATGGTCGGTTTGCTGGAGCACATGGAGCATATTGATGATTATGAAGATACGAGTAAATTGCAGTTGCCACTCGATACTTCTGATTTTAAAAAAAATTGGAAAATTACAGGGACTGGTGCAAGTGTTGTAAGGGGTTGGAGCAAATGGTATTGGGCTGTAGCAAATGTACACAATGACAATATGACAGAGAGTTACACCCCTAGTAATTTTAGTGCAGCTTTTACAATATGCGGCGATACAGATGCATTTTATTTTGCACCAGCATCGCTAAATCAGGTACAAAAACAGTTATGGGGCTGCGGCTTATATAATGATGCGTTAGAGTTAGGCGCACCGTGGTTTTTGTTTGCAACCATGTTTAATGAAGCTGCTAATGTAAATTTTCAATACGGATACACGTTAGGCGGTTCGGCTTTGGTGTTAAACGGAATGGGGCATAATTTTATCGCCACTCCAACAAGTACGGCAATAGAAAACCATAAAATAGCCACTCCCATAGTGCCTAATTTTAATAGTGGTTACACCTCTATTTATTCAGGAACAAGCACGCCAGCGCTACAAATACCTTTTTTTGATAACAGTCAAAAACTACGAGGTAGCCTCAAACATGGTTGCTTTATGGGTAAGCCTATTGGTAGTAGTCACACGACAGTCGAGATTGCAGGTAATGCAATGTATGTGAAAGAAAATCTAAGACAGAGCGAAAACAACCAAGCTGGTAGCGGTGGAATTTACTTTTACTTAGGGGAGCTAGAATGAAACCTGTATCTCAAAAAGTGATGCCATCCTCAAACAACCTGCAACCAACGATATTAACTCCAACATCTATAATCGGCAGCATCAAAGGTAGTGTTAAAAAACTCGGTCAAAACTATCAAAATGCAACTGTGGCTTTATATAGCAAGGCTAATTTACAACCTATTGCGATTAGAAAGCCGAAAGATAATGGCGATTATAGTTTTCTAGGATTAACTACAGATATAAAAACATTTGTAGTTGCATTTGATGCAAACAAGCAATTCAACGCAGTCATTCAAGATAACGTGGTGCCGAAATGAGTAAAACATCGATCAATGCTCGGCTTGCCATGATTCAAGCCTTTTCAGAATTTATGGATAGCGGTAGCCAAAGTGCCACCGTTATTTTTTATGAAGGTGTGCAGCCTGCTAGCCCTGCCGTTGCAGCAGATTCAAACAATGCTTTGGTGACACTCACATTTCCTGAGCCGAGCATTAAAGAAGTCACGCCAACTTATGTTGAATTACATCCGACTAACACAGGTTCAGTTGTTAAGTCTGGCACAGCTACATGGGCACGTATTTTTAACGGTGCAGGTGAAGTCGCTGCTGATCTGACAGTGGGTACAGACATTAGCTTGGCTAATACCAGTCTTGCACTTGGTGGCACATTGTCAATCACATTAATAAAACTTAGACCATAGGTGAATAAAATGGCGGGTATCAGATTAGAATGGGCGCAGTTTGGTGATTTTGATAGCTTTGATGTAATTCGGTCTGATGCACCAATGGACATCAATGCGCTGCCAAGCCCGATTGCTACCAACTTGCCTACCATGTACTACGTCGATGCCACAGTGGTAGAGGGTGCTACTTATTACTATCGTGTGGTGGCGTGGCGTGATGCGGTAAGCAAAATTAGTAGCGAGATAATAGTTATCGCAAATGCAGGAGATGTGCATTGGGATAAAGTGGTGGCGTTGCTGCATTTTGATGGTGATTTGGTGGACGTGTGTGGAAATACATGGGTGGCGGAGGGTGGAATGCAGCTTAGTTACACTGACCCGAAATTCGGCAGTGGTTGCGCCTATTCAGATGGTTCTTTTAATTCAAATCTGCACATGACATCACCTGTCCCCAAATTACTTGATGATGATTTTTGCATAGAAATGTACTACAAGCCCGTTAACACGAACACTTGGTATAGTATTTTTAATACTTACGGAGTAGGAAATGTTGCCGAAAGAAATCTAATGATTAGCAACTCCAATGGAAAATTAACAGCCAGTTTAATTACCATTACAGACAATAATGATTTCACACTAAACAAATGGCACCATATTGCTTACACCAGACAAGGAATTAATTTAAGGTTATTTTTAGATGGTGTTTTAGTGGGTTCGGGAAGCATTACTGAAAGCGTAAGAACTGATGCAATCTATATTGGTCTGCAACCATACAATCTGGCTTGGGCTGTTCCAGGGTTTTACGATGAACTACGTATAACAAAAGGCGTAGCGCGATACATTACAAACTTCACACCACCTGATGCGCCATTTCCGAGCCAATAGCTATGGCAGATACTTACGAGCATGAAAAGCCATACGACCTAACAGGTCAGTATCAAGAAACACCCGCGCCTAGTGATTTGGGTACGCCTTATGATTTGCATGGGGCGTATGATGAAAATTATGCGGCAAACTCAATTGACTTTATTCTTGATACCAAGTTTGACTTTGAAGTTGTCGCAGTCTTTAAAGAAGATACCGATGTCATCGGGCAGATTGATACTGTCTTAGACACCAGTTTCAGCTTTGAAGTTGATGCTGTATTCGATATTAATCATATTGTCGGGGTGTCTTATGCATTTGACGCTACTTATCAAAAGGCTTTGCCTGCATTACTTGATCAACATCTGAGATATGGCAAAACAAGATTTAAGGCGCATAACAGCGCCTTTATTTTTGAGCGTGGTTTAAGTTTATCCAATGCTGTGATGACAAGTTTTGATAAAACTCAACAGCTACAGCGTGCAGTTCGTTCTGTCTTTGAAGAAACCACAGGATTATCTAGTGATTTAAACTTGGTTTGGCAAGAGAACGATAAGCGTTTTATTGCTCGCACGTTGGTATTTGAAGAATCTGAAAAGTTACTGATCAATCGCAAAACCACATGGGATGAAATGATTAGAAAGCGTAAGAAATTTACGTTTAGTCATGAAGTGGCTAAGGTATTTGAAAAACGTTTCATATTCAAGTACGACAAAGGTCTGGAGCTAGTCACGGTTGATTCAATTCCGTGGGACGTGGCAAAAGCAGTCTATTATCGCAAATCATCTGTTGATCCAATTGTTCCGCAGCCGATGCCTGAGTATGTGGGCAGTACAGACTTAAACTTTGTGTGTCTATGCCATGATATTGATTCGCATAATGTAGTTTTAAATTTTGGTGCTGATGAGTGTATTCCTAATTTAGCAGCCGTTGACTGGAGGTATATCGTGAATGATTTAAAAGTAACTCGCTTAGACAACGGGCAAGAAATACAGGTTAATAATGGTGATTATCGTTGTGACCGTAGCTCATGGTGTTGGTCTTACAATCTCACTATTCCATTTTATGAGAAATCAAAACTTGACCCAGTGGGCGGTCAGCCTGTGATTTTAAAAATCATGGTCAATGGTAATGAGCATCGAATGTTGCTTGAGAACATTTCACGATCTAAACAGTTTGCAAAGGATGTTTATAAGTTATCTGGACGTAGTCCAACTGCTTTGCTTGATGCGCCATATTCGCCAACTCGTTCTTTTACCCAAGAGAATGAGCGTACATCGGTGCAACTGGTACAAGCTGAACTTGATCGAGTGAATAGCGACATTGTGCTGCATTGGGAATTGATCGATGCATTAGGTTGGGTACTACCTGCAAATAGTTTGAGTTATTCGAATTTAACCCCGATTGCTGCAATTAAATTGATCGCAGATGCGGCTGGTGGCTTTATCTACAGTGAGCCGAATAGCAATACATTGACAATCAAGCCAAAGTACAAAAAGACTTTTTGGGATTCGATTGCAATTAATGAATATGATCGGATTATTCCTGAATCTATAGTGACTGATCTATCCACGGACTACACTGTTTATCCTGATTACAATAGTGTATTCCTTACAAACGATCGCAACGGCGATACTGGTCAAGTCAAGCGTGTAGGCACTGCGGGTGATGTATTGCAAGAGTCGGTTAATAGCCCATTGCTCACATCAACAGCAGCGATGCATAGCAAAGGACGAGAAGTTTTAGCAAAAGCGGGTATGGTTGAAACACATAGTTTATTAATGCCCATTACGCAAGCAATTGGTCAGTGTTTACCGAGTGAACTAGTTGCATTTAATGGCGATTGGTGGGGAATCACTGACGGTGTAAGCGGATCATTTAGTTATGAAAAGGTAACGCAAACTGCATCAATAGAGAGGGTGAATCGTGAGTAATGCATTATCAAGACTTTTGGATTTATTCCCTAAAACGCCTGAATTTATTGCAACAGTGCAGAGTGCAGATCATCCAAACTATAAAGTTTTAGTTGTGGATGGTACGGGGCTTGTGCTGTGTACCAGTTCAACAGTTTTTAATGCGGGAGATCGAGTGTACATCAGTGGAAATGAAATAAAACGAAGTGCGCCCACAGGCGTTGTATATCAAATCGAAGTTTAACTTTAAAACATAAATATAGCCGCCATTTTAGGCGGTTTTTTATTATTTGGAGAAATAGGAATGCAAGAAAATACAATCCCGTGGGTGATTAAAATCTTTCCAGCCGTTGTAGGGGCGATTCTTGCTCTTGTGCTAAGCGGGGATATTGACGCAAATGGCAAGATTCAAGTTTCATTAGGGGTCATTACTAAATTCGTTTTTAGTGTCACAGTTAGCTTGTATGGCGGTTCAGCATTTATAGAGTATTACGGTTTTCTAAAATCAACAACTATGTTCCAAGGCTTCATCATGTTGATGTTTGCCGTGTTCGGTTTGCTGTTTATCGGCATTGCATATCAATCGATTGCGCTATTAAAAGGCAAGTCAATATCTGCTGTGATTGCAGAAATTAAGTCTGCATTTGTTGCGATTATCAGTGGTAAGGGTGGTGATCAGTGAGCAAGATAATAACTATCACAGCAGGGCATAGCAATACAGATTCAGGGGCAGTTAATGGCAGTGATCGTGAAAGTGACATCGCCCAAGATATGCGGAATATTGTTGCGCATTATCTGCGAGCCAAAAGCATCAATATTAGAACTGATGGGGAAGGCAAAGGAAATGCTTCGCTCAATGAAGCAGTCAAGCTCATCAAAGG